TCCATCTAAATACAAACCAACTATTGCTGACGAATCACAATTACAACAATTTGCAAGAACACAAGCTGGTGGTTTAGGTTCTTTAAGTTTTATAACAGAAGTCAATTTCTTAGTAAGTCAGGATACAGAAGAGGTAGCTGCGGCTGCAACTGCTGTAGGCACAATAACTGTACTTGCTACAAGCAATTTAAGTGTTACTGGACAATCAAGCACTTCTGAACTAGGAAGCACAACAGTTACTGCAAGTGCATTACTTGACGATTATGGAAATAACCCTGATGAACCTTTATCTGCATTAACAGGTTCAATATCTGGTATTGGTGTAAATGGTAGTGTAATAGCTATTTTACCTAATCTAGCTGGAACAGTAGGTTCAGTTAGTGTAACCATTGATGCAGAAGCAAACGTATCAATACCTTTAGCAGATGAAGGAGAGTCAGAACTAGGAACTCCAGTAATTACAGCTGATTCTATTAACGCTGTAACAGGACAAGTTGGAACTTCCGCACTAGGAATTGTAGTTATACCTGTAACGATTGGCGGTTTGTCTGCTACTTCTGCACTAGGCACTGCAGTAGCAAAAGCAGATGCAGATGTTTCTGTTTCTGGGTTTGGAATGACTACGGGCTTTGGCACAGTTACGCAAAGGACATCAAACACTATAGTACCGACAGGTTATGGCATGACAGGTTCTG